TAACCTGATCACATTTTATGAGATCACCAATACAGGCACGGAACTGGCGTGCGTAGATGTGATCGCCTATCAGGTGGATCTGTGGTTTATGACCTTGCCGGACCTGTTGGAATTGACGGAAAAGGTAGACGAGGCTTTGACCTCGCTGGGCCTGATCCGGCAATTTGCATCCTCGGACGCGCTTTTACACGACCCCAGCGGTTATTTGCGCAAATCATTGCGTTACGGTCGTCGGGTAGACACAAGAACCAATCGATTGATTGATTAAGGAGGATTTTATATGAACGAAACAAAGCCGGAACGCGGCCTTGCGTCCAAAGGCATTGAGGTATATCCCAACTATACCGGCCCCACAGCCAAGTGCCTGAACTACGCCACCCAAATCGGCGATCTGACCAAGGGCGAACGGGAAGAACTGGACGCCACTTGCTATGACGATGATGTGGAACACAGCATTACCGGTATTCGCAAGAAAGCAGACGCCTTTGAGGTGACTTTTCTGTACAACGCAAAGGACGCCACATCGGATTATCGGGTGCTGGCAGCTTTGGAGGACGCCGGTGTGTCCGTACCCATTATGGTTAAGCTGCCGGACGGCACCAAGTTTAACAACTCTGGTGTGCCCAGCCTGAAGATTAAGGGACCGGGCGTAAACAGCCTGATGGAGGCTACTGTCTCTTACAAGCTGGACGGCGACTGGAGCAGAGAGTTCCCCGCCGCGTAAATCGACTATTCGGGAGGCGGGCGACTGCCTCCCCACTTTTTAGGAGGAAATGACAATGAACGAATCCCATATTGTAACCAGAACATACGATTTGCAACTGAATGGCGGCAAGACTGTGCACCTGCGTTTGACTGTAGCTGCTCAGCTGCGACTGAAAAATAAATTCAACGAGGACGCCCTGGATGTGATCCTCAGCGCTTCCAGTGATCCGGAGCGGCTCCTGGCTGTACTGGATGAGGCCCTGCATTTTAACGATGATCCCAACGGCGATCTAACCGGTGAGGCGTTGTATGACGCGCTGGTGGACAGTGGCGTCAGCGGTATGGACGCATTCTCCGACATTCTCTTCAAGCTGGCCCATGTATCCGGTCTGTTGAGTGACACCCAGGCGGAAAAGCTGTCCTCCTGTATTGGCAAAATGCTCAATGCTGCTTTTGATGGCATGGAGCAGACGGCAGAAAGTGAGGAACAGCCCGCTTCCTTTCCAGGGTAAGTATTGCACCTTGGATGATATGATTTTAGAAGCCAATGCTTGTGGCCTGGCTTTTCCGATCATTCTTGCAATGACTTACGGTGAATTAAAGCGGTATATCCTGTTCCATCGTGACCGGGAGCGCATACAGTATCAAAATCTGTCACAAATCGCTTATATCCAGGCCGGTGTGATCGCTTCTATTGTTGCCGGGGAAGATATAGGCCCTGTGTATGAACGCTTCCCCTATTGGACTGAGGAGGACATATTGGACATTCAGGCGGCTAAGACACTGGCTTATTTCAACCAGTTGTAATTAGATCAGAAAGTGAGGTGAAAAAATGGACCAAGAATTGGTAACCCGATTTACGGCAGACATCAGCGAGTATAAAAAGAGCATTACAACGCTCCAGGGCGAGTTGAAACAGTTGTCCGGTGTGACCGGCCAAGTGCGTGCGGCGACCGCCCAAGCGATGAATTCCGCTTATGAAGATACCCGCAAGCTGGGTAAACAGGTGGAAAGCCTGGTAAAGACACAAGAGCGCAATGTGCAAGCGGCTACAGCGAGCAGCGTCAAGATTATGGATTACTCCAACAAGGTGGAGCAATTACAGGGCAAGCTGAAATCGCAGAACAAAGAATATGCCTCCCTGGCAGGCCAGTTAACGGCGGTGACCTCAAAATATCGAGAGCAGCAGGCTTTTTTGAACGATTATAAAGATGGAATTGCCGGTGTCAACAAACAGCATGAGGAATTGGCTGGGTTGATTCGCACCACAAGTAGAATATCGACCCGTTATATGACATTGGAGGAAATTGAACAGCACAGGGCCGGATTGCAACGCATGAAAAACGACCTGGAGGTTTTCAATGATGAACTCCGGGATGTAGGGCTGAATCCCGATAATTTGAAAACGGATACACTCGATAAACTCAAAGCAGAAATTCAAAGTGTTTCCGCACAAATGAACCAGCAAAAAAATGCTATGGCGCAGACCACGGCTCAAATCAATAAAGCCAACGGCAGCCTGGCGATCGAGACCACGCGGTATAAATCTCTACGCAGTACCATAAAGCAGAACGGCGAAGCGCTGACTGAAATGGGCAATAAGCTTGACAACGCTCTGCAAGAGGAAGCCTTCCCACCGGTTGAAAGCAAAATGACCAAGTTCAAAAACAAGGTTAAAAGTCTCGGAAGCGCGTTTGCAACCGTCGGCAGCAAGACGGGTGCTGTATTCGGGGCTATCGGTAGGGCAACAGGTTCCGTATTCGGTAAAATCGGGTCCGC